GGCGGATATACTTCTCCCCCAGAAACCAGTCTATCCGGTGGTTTCTCTGGTGGTCAAATTACTCAGGTGGTTGGAACCGACTCCGCAACGGCAGATTACTGGGTTGTATATCGTCACCCCGCACACCTCGGTCTTACTGCAATCGGTGTGACGGGTTCTCGTAATATTATTAATATCCCACTCAAACCAACAGATGAAAGTCATATCTCAACTATCAATCCATCAAATGATGGTTATTCATACGAAATTACTAGAGGAGTAACTTTAAATGGTGTGCCTTACTCCGTAGGAGAAATCGTAACACAAGAAAAACAAAACCAACCAAAAGCAATCGGAAGAGTGATATCTTTCACTCCTTCCGCATATGGTAATCAAGGTGATATCATTGCTGGTATAGAACCATTTGATCCATATTACAATATTGGAATTGATACTCTTGAAGTAGAAGTTTTAAATGGAGAATTTTCTCAAGGGAACTTGGGATCAGATTTTAATCAAGATGGTAAAGTTGATGGGTTAGATCTATCATTTCTTCTTGGTCAATTCAACGCGACAGGTGGGTCGGCGGATCTAAATAACGACGGTAAAGTTGATGGAGGAGATCTTGCTGTATTATTAGGAGACTGGGATCAAATACCAAAACCAGTCGTTGGTGACACTTCTGGTGCAGCAAGGATTGTTGACTCCTCTTTCGCTGCTGGTATACATACTAGTATAACATATGACACTAGTTGGATGGATATTCCAATTCAAGTTATGGTTAACGATATCGAATATAGTAACGTAACAAACTGAGAGTAAAATGACCACACTATCAAATAATCTTAAAGTTTTTCTTGCCCGCGAACTACAACGACAATTTTCATCGTTGGATAATAGTGTTGCTTTATTTATTGCAGGCACAGATAATACTGTAGATTCTTCTGTAGATTCCATTTCAAATGAACTAAAAACCAGAAGACAGTTTCAAACTGCAAAAATTCTTCAAGATTCAACCATCGCATGTATGATACCGAAAGTTAACTGGACTAATGGAACAATATATGACACATATTCGTTAACTCAAGATAATGCAACAAGAAATTTTTATGTATACACTACAGGTGGAAACGTATATGCCTGTATTTCAAATGGTGGCGGAAGAAAGTCTATTGAGGAACCAACAGGAGTTGGCACAAGTTTAATTTATCTAAGCAATGGGTATGTTTGGAAATTTATGTACAAAGTTCCTTCATCTCTTATTGATTTTATTGATAGCGATTATATTCCAGTTCAAGAATTACCACTCTATGAAAACAAACCGTTTGCTTATGCCTCCGAGGACAAACAATTACAATATGCAGTACAGTACACAGCAGCAGGTGGTGTCGTAGAAAGTATTACTTTAGAAACACAAGGGAGTGAATACCCATATACAGTAAAAGCATCCGCTAGTCATACAGTAAGACAATCAACAACAACAACCGTTAAATTAGACAGTCGTGCTTCTGGTGCAAATGATCGATATAATAATTATACGATTAGAATTTATTCAGGAACTGGTGTTGGTCAATTTAGAAAAATTACTGGATATGTTGGTGCGAACAAAACAGCAACAGTAGAAAGTGTTTGGTCTGTGCTTCCAGACGAGTCCAGCAAATATGAAATAATTCCAACTGTTGTTATATCTGGTGACGGAAGTAATGCCACCGCATATGCAAAAATGCACTCATATGCCGCAAACACAATAGAATCTGTTGTTGTAGCGAACGGTGGATCAAACTACACCACAGCAACTGCAACAGTATCACCAACAGGTCTTGGAACCGAACTCTCAGTCGCTGTTAATCCAGTTGGCGGTATTGGTCGTGACATACTTTTTGATCTTAATGTAACTAGACTTTCTATTCTTATAAAAATTGAAGGAAGAGAAAACCAAAAAGCAGTTCTTGGAAACGACTATAGACAATTTGGACTTTGGTTGTCTCCTCTGATCGGAGCAGGTCAAACCAACAGTGGAAAAATTGCAGGGACAGATTCTTACATCAGAACAAAAGTTGATCTAGAAGCAACTGCGGGACAAACTTTTGATAATTTCTGGGCAGTGGCAAATGATTTCGTACTTGGGAGCGAGTCATACAATACCGGTAAGGTTCCAAATATACCAAACCCATTTGTTAAATTCAGTCCAACCCGTGGTCAAATTATTTTAGACGGACTAAACACAAAACTCAAAAACGGAGAAATTGTATACACCTTCAAGTCAGATCCAGACTCGGGAGGATATACATTTACAGATAAAACTGCAACTGTAACAAACACACTCTTCGAGGATTCAACTCGCTCATCATTCACAGAAACATATAGATGTTCTCATAAATTAAGAATAAGTAGAAATGATGGTTCTGTGTTTGATCCGGGAAATCCATTTTCCGCGATACCATACGATTCAGCAGTAACCGGTGGTAGTGGTAGTAGCGGATTGGTTTTGGATCTAACTAATATAAACGGAGGAAGTGCGGATCTTTTTATCACGAAAGTTGTCAGCGGTTCATCTGCTGATGTGATAGGATTTACTGGAGGGGAAACTTTGGCAGTAAATAGTTTAGAACTAGATATTACTAATGTTTCTCCGCCAGAACTTGATCTGTTTTCGGGAAAAATCTTATACATAAATGATATAGAGCAAGTCACAAGAAACACGGAACAACTTGATTTGTTTAAAATTAACTTTGACTTCTAAGGAATAAAATGGCAAAATCGTACAGACAAGACATTCACGGAAAAAACCCATATTATGATGATTACGATCCAAACAAAAAGTTTGTACGGATCATGTCGCGTCCCGGTTTCCCTCTCCAAGCAAGGGAAATAACACAGGCACAGACCATCCTACAGAATCAAATTGAAAGATTTGGTGATCATTTCTTTGAAGAAGGTGCGTCTGTAAAGGGTGGAGAAATAGTCGAAGCAAGCGGTATCGCTATCAGACTCAACGATACTTCCTTTACGACAGATGAACTTAAAAGTTTCTTAAACAAAACAATTACCCGCCCATCGGACGGGGTTTCTGCAAAAATTATTTCATATGCAGACAAAGACAACACACTAACCTCCGACTCCTACCAAATTCTTTTTGTTAACTATACAACATCTGGATCATTTGCTGCTGGAAATGAATTGGTAATTAAGGGAACGCTTCCCGAACAACAGATAACTCTAATACCATTTTCAACAAATGGTCCTCCTGCCGTTGCAACTGCCACAAATGTTTTATGTTTTTCTGGAGGCATATATTACGCAGATGGATTCTTTGTAAGAACAACTGCCGATTCAATTGGTGTTCATGGTATATCTGGAGGAACTGGAACCTTTAGAACATTCTCAAATCCCTCTGCATCTATTGGGTTTAAAGTAAAAAGAGAAATAATAAGTTCAGAAGAAGATGACACCTTAAAGGATCCATCTTTTGGTTTTTATAACTTCAACTCACCCGGAGCGGATAGATATAAAATTGATCTACAATTATCTCAAATTCGGTTTGACGGTGATGGATTAACTTTCGATAGTGAAGATTTCTTTGAGTTGGTTCGTGTTGTTCAGGGAAACACTACCAAAAAAGTTCGATACACTGACTATGCAATTTTTGAAGAGACTCTTGCAAGAAGAACTTTCGATGAATCCGGAAACTATACAGTAAGACCATTCCAATTAACACCAGAAACATTCGCAAAAGCATTTGGAACTAGTAGCGAAACCCAACACGCAGTAAAATTAGAAGCAGGAAAAGCATACGTTGGTGGTTATGAATTTGAAACAATTTCTCCGGTATTTTTGAGCGTTGATCGTTCATTAGATACATCTTTTATTAGATCTGAGACAATAAAGACACCACTTTCAAATTATGTAACTATTCTTAGAAATTCATCGTTTGATTCTAAGAAGACGGGTGGGGGTGAACGAGAAGCATTTACTAAAAATAAAAAAGCAATAATCCAAAGAGAAGCAGACACTGGTGAAATATCAAATATCGGTTCATGTAATATCAGGACCATAGAAGATCTCACCAAGACAAGTGAAAATGGTATACGTTTATATCTCTTCAATATTAATATGTTTGCTACTGGTGGAACAAACGGATTTGCAAATTCAACACATATTTCAGTAGATGATGGATCCCTTAATGATACGACACAAAGATTCCGTATAGGAAATGCAACCTCAGATACTTCCCTTGAGAATGTTAACACCAGTAGACAAATATTCAAAGCACCTCGCGGAACTGGTTTGATCCGAGCATCCGGAAGTGCTGGTTTAAATTCGAGTTTCTTGGTGAAAAGAGCGTATCAGTTTGAAATTGATGAAGGTTCACTGTCAACAACTATAGATTCACCAAAAAGATGGTTAGAGGGTACACAGAGGAACCATACTATCTTTTATTCTCAAAGCACACTTAGTTCGTCCTCGGGTGCAACGATGCTAAATGTCGGTTCCGACATCTTAATCGAAACATCAAATGGTGTAAATAATAACACACTCACTTTATCTTGTCCCAGTGATGGGTCTGGAATATCTGGTGGTGGTAAAGGAACAATCATCGCGTCTCAGGTCTGGGAAAATGACGCAAGAGAACCAGAATCCAACATAAGAATCAAACAATTAGTTACTACTGGTAGCGTTGGAGGCAAAACAGGATCGGCATCAACCGGAATCATATATATGAATCACGCTGATGTTTATTCCCTCACAAATATCAGTGACTCAAATAGAGATGTCACATCAAGTTTTGATCTCGATGTGAACTCGTCTACCGATGCGTATAGAACAAGTAGAATTATTCTCAAAGCAGGTGCTACATGTGAAACAAATAGTGATGGGGACATAGTAATCAATTCGGCAACCTACTCATATTTTTCACATTCTGGAGATGGACCTTTTACTGTAGACTCATATCCAATAACAGATACGTTCACCTACGATGATATTCCAGATTTTATTGATACAGAAACTGGAGAAAAATATAATCTTGCTGATGCATATGACTTCCGCCCAATTGCAACGAACGAAAATGAAGACTCGTTTGACAATGGTTCTGGCGGCGCACAGGTTGTTGCCTTCGAGAATGGTATAATTCCATCTAGAGTTTCATATGAACATTATCTCTCTAGAATCGATAGCATCGTTCTCGGTGTTCAGGAAAGAGATTTCCGAATTGTTAAGGGTGTTCCTGCAATAAAACCCAAAGCACCGGAAATAGAACCTACCGACATGAATCTCGGTGATCTCAATATTCCACCATATACAAGATTCTCCACCGATATAAGATATCGTTATATCGATAATCAAAGAACAACAATGACTGAATTGAATGAGCAGGAAACAGCACAACAATTCGATCAATATTTCAACTACAAAAATGACCTAGAACAAGAAGCACTTAACAGGGCGCAAAACTTCCGTTCATCTAGAACAGCATTCTCTGATGGAATTTTTGTTGATACTTTCTTGGGTCATAATAACACAATTACATCAAAACGAGATCACAACTGTTCCATAGATCCAGAATTTGGTGAACTTAGACCTGCATTTGAATCCAATTTCTTGTCGATGGGATTCACTGCTGCTGAATTGGGTCCAAATACAGAAAAAACAACTGATAACATCTACCTAGCATCCAGTGAATCTACTCCATACACCTCGAACTTTGAGGCAACAAACACAATAAGTGCAAATCAATTCTCTGTTGCTGATTATCTTGGTACAGTAAATCTTTCGCCATCGAGTGATAACTTCTTCGATGTTCAACTAAAACCAAAAGTAGTTGTTAATACAATAGGTGAAGTTGATAACTGGGAAACATCTATCGCTGCATTCCAAAGAGGTAGAAACAGAGGTTTTGGTTCACAGTGGAGAGACTGGGAGACACTTTGGTTTGGTTCAAGGAAACGAAACGATGTGAATATCGAACATGATTCTGCTGGGGGCGAATATACAAATCCTAGAAGATCCTCTTATGTTTCTAGATTAATTTCTGATAAACTAATTAAGAAAATTGGAAACAGAATTGTAGATTTAAGTGTCGTTCCTTTTGCAAGATCAAGGGAGATTAGTTACTCGGTAAAAAATCTCAAACCAAACACAAAGCATTATATTTCCTTTGATGGTGCCTCCAAGGGTTTCCTTGAAACAGATGCGTCAGGTGCAACAAGTGGTACATTCCCAATACAATTCGGAGTCCACTCTACAGGCAAAAAACTATTCAGGGTTGCTGATAACGCTGCGGGCAGTCTGCCTCTTGCTAGTTCCAGTGCAGATGGCACATATTATGCAGAAGGGTTATTAGAAACCAAAGAGGGAGACTCCTTTTCGATAAGACCTGCTATCACCCGAAGAAAAGCAAGTAATGTTGAAGATGTGTCTTCGGACTATTATGAGTCGAACTCGAAAGATAACCTTTCTAGAAGTTATAATTCACAGACTCCATTCGCACAAGAACTTTTTGTTGATCCTACTAATTTCCCAAATGGAATTATGTTAAAGGATATTGATTTGTTCTTTGCATCATTACCTTCTCCAACTTCGGATTCAACAAATCCTGTTAAAGTGCATATTCGTCCCATGTATAACGGTGCGCCGCACCCATACAAAGTTCTTCCTTTCTCAGAAGTAACAAAGACAGATATTTCTACAGGTAATTTTGAAAGCACAGAAGGAACAAAATTCACCTTCTCAACTCCAGTATATCTAAAACCAAATACAACATATGCTGTTTGTATTAGTTCCAACGATGACTATAAATTATACTATGCCGAAGAGAATAGTTTTATACTTACTGGAAATCCGAGTGTCTCAGATCAAACTAATAGAACTGCTAAGAAACCAACTTACATGGGAAGGATGTTTATCCCTTCTAACAATGGTTCATATCAACCACCAAAAGATCAGTATCTTAAAATGTCTGTTAATAGATGTAATTTTGAGGGTGTTAGCACAGACGAACAGGATACCCAGTCCGAGGTGATTTTCACCACAAGCGGAAGGGGAGGAAGACCTTTCCATGTGTTATATGCTCATGTGAACGATCAACTTACTGATAGAGTCAAAACTGTTTATAAACTCACATCTAATACAGTTTCCGGTGGTTCTGAAGTAAAGAATCCATTTGAGGTAAACCTAACAACAGATGACTTTTCCGAAAAACAAATTTGCAACGAATCAAGACCTATTAAAATAAGTGCTAGATTCAACACTGACTCAACAAAAGCAATTTGTAGTATGATCGATGGTGATAGACTTGGTGTAAACCTAATAGAATATATGGCAAACAATGACGATTCTGCTGCTGTAAATGAAGAAAATCAACCAACGGCGAGACTTGCGACAAACCGTTCACGTTATATTAGTCGAAAAGTCACTTTGGAAAAAGCAGCAGACGATATTGTTGTTATGGTTGATGGATCATACGTCGGAAACTCACAAATTAAAGTCTACGTTAAACTACAAGGACCGGATACGGCAGCAGGTGTGTTTGATGATAATGATTACATAGAACTTTTCCCAGAAGGTAATGCGACTCTTCCTGTTTCTGGTAAGTTTGCAGAACTAAAACCAGAAGGTGATGTTGGTGGTGTGATGAGATTCACAACAAATAATCTCCTACCCGGCACATCAGAATTTACCGCATATCAAATTAAGATTCTGCTAATGGGTGAGAATGTTAACAACGAAGGAAACGCTACACAAATTCCTGTGTTAAATACGATTTCTGCTGTTCCTCTTCGTAGACTTTCACAAGATGAAATTAGACGATACACTCCGCCCGGATCAGTTTTCTCGTGGTCGGGTGGAGGAAACGCTCCATTCGGATTTGTCTACTGTGATGGATCTGTATACAACGCCGTGGAAAATCCAGAGTTCAAGGTATTGTTTGAAGCAATCGGAACTCGATATAACAAACCCACAGATCCTACCCCCAGCGATGGAAGTGCATTCCGAGTCCCAGATCTCAGAGGCAGAATGATCGTCGGTACGGGAACACCCAACCCCGCTCAGGGTTCTGGTCTTAATCGAACACTTGCAGAAAAGGGCGGAGAAGACGAAACCAACCTAACGCGAGATCAGTTACCTCCACACACCCATAACCTTGGTGCAGCAGATCTCTCTGCACCTAATATGTCCTTCAACAGCGGTGGGTATGGATCCTCCACTAGAAGTTCTGTTGGGAACGAGCGAGATGCCATTCCAATTTGCCATAAGGGTTCTGGATTATACCCAACAGATGACGATGACCACGGTAAGGGTGGATTTGCAAATGTCCAATATGTTCGTCCGCTGGCAGGTCCAGAACCAGATATCTTTAATTTAATGCCAGATTCTATGGCAGGAAACAAGCACAATAACATGCCACCGTTCCTCGTACTCGACTACATAATTAAGATCTAATCTAGAAAGACACTAATGGCAGGAAAAGCATTTGAAAACCTGAATAAGATTTTCCTCTCGGACACCTTCCGAGCGTGGTTTGATAAAACAAACCAAATCGTGAATACTGTAAATCCACTTGAGATTTACGGAGTCACCGCTGGACAAGGAGAAGTTGCCGGTATAACATTGGACTATGGGTCAGATGGAATTGTTACCATCGGACTACAAATTCCAAGTTCAATTACAGGTGGATTTAATTTTATAAACGGCGTTACCTTTTTAGATTTTGTCAGTGTTCAAGGACTGACTCTAGAACTAAACCCTAGTGGTGGAGAGGGTGCGACCGTCTATGGTCGTGTCGTCAGATCAGTCAATGGACAAACCGGTGATGTAAATCTTGGCATTGTTACCATTCCCGGCAACTCCGCAGACGGTGACATTTTGTTCTATGAATCAACTCCAGTAGCAGGTGGCGGAACCTTCCACACATACAATCTTTTCTCTGACGGAACTGCCGAAAATGGAAACTTTCACATCGGTGCAGATGGTGGTTTGTTTGCAGGAGTAACTGCTGGTGGTGCCTCTGCCGCCAATTCCTTTGTCACAAGAGGCAACATTCAACTTGTAGGGAAAACTGGATCTGCCGGTATCTACATGGTTGACAACCTAAGCACAAACAACGCCCAAATAGGCGGCGCAGACATTAGGTATGAAACAGAAACCGGGTCAAATGTCTTTAGTATTGGTGGACGAAACATTGCTGGAGTTAAACACAACACCAAAAACTTAATTCTAGATTTTAACAAACAATCTATCGCTGTCGCCGGTGCAGGCACAGGAGATGGTAATGTTAATATTGGTGACGCACAAAATCTTGGTAAACCAATACTCTATACTGACGCTGGAGGATCAACATTTGCGTTGAGGTATCTTCTTGCCAACGAAAATGGGGGAAGAACATCAGGTGGATTTACCGGAATAACCCACTTCAGTGGCGGCGTTGCGAGTAAAGGACTAAAAAACGATGAAAGAATTAGACTAGAAAACGTCGCAGGATCCGTCGAGATTGAACTCACCGGGACAGGCAAAACCTCCGGGTTTGCCGTCTATGGTGTTGAACCAACCTCTGGGTATGGTAATCTTTTAGTCCCAAGTCTAGTTGCAAGACGCGACGGTAATGTGGTTATCGGTGGTATCGCTCCAAGTGATGGAGGAATCACCGGATCGACGCACGGAGGACTTAACATTGCAAGTGGTAAATTGTATGTTGGCGGTTCTGCTGGTGCAATTAAAACATCAGGATATCAATTCTTACACTCAAATGGTATAAGTGCTGAGTGGAGATCCTTAGAACAAACGTCTTTCTCTTTCAATGGTGATATTGGATCTCTTGCTTCTGGATTGATTTCAGAAGATACTACTGCCGGAGTTTTTGTATCAATGACAACAGCAGAATCAACACCTGTTGCCATAAAATTCAAGGACACTGATAATTCTGAAATGATCGGTCCTTTTAGTGCTACCTTCAACTTCCCCGGAGTGAAACCAAATGGATCAATGAATTCAACCAACAAAGGTGTTATGGGTATTAGAATGACACTAGATGGGGTAACCGAAGACAAATTTATTACATGGGACGATTTAATGTATAACTCCGTGGGTCCAGCAGGATCCAATCCTGCACTCACTAATGTCTTTAATCCATCATTTACCTTTACTGGGAATGCTAAGACTGGCGTAAGTTTCATTCCTTTCATGACCAAGGGTCCAGCATCCACAACAAACCAAACATTTACATTTGTTCACCGAGGAACATATTTGGTAGAATTCCACAAGTTAGGATAATCATAAAAAAATGGCATCATATAGCGGAAATTTAAATGGAGAAAAAAGACTCTTCGTCTTCGATAGAGATGGAGGCACTGGTGCTACACAAGCAACTTTTGTGAAATCAATTCCAATCGATTACCCCGGACTCGCTGGAGCAACTACAGCATATGTTACTTCGGGTGGAAAGACATATGGTACTACAGCAGAAATTTATCAGTTTGTTGGTAATAGAATTTATGACAACTATCAACGACAACAAACCAGAACAATAACTTCATTTAGTGAGGGGGAAGGGATTACCAGTACCGTAGTTTCTTTCACCCCAGATCCTAGAATTCATATAGGAGTTTATGTTGCCGGAACTAGTCAAACAGGACTAACCGGGGACCACATGGACGAAATCCATCTTACTGCTAATGATGGCACCGTGTATCAATCGTTCCTTGGAAAAATAACATACAGCGAAGAAAATAGTGATATTGCCGCCGATAGATGTTTGGTTGATCTTATCGCGTATGGGATCAGCGGATCTTCTGATCCAAGCACACTATACACAATGGGTGTTGGTAAAACACTAGCAAACAAAACAAATGGATGTACCGCACAAATAAAAGCATCAAATGTTAATCTGTATGTTGATATTGATTCACATAAACAAGGAATACTTGGTCAAGTTGGTGCGAGTTTAGATAGTGCGAATATATTTGGAACTACTATTGGAGATGCAGGCGCATCGCAGAATGTATTTTGTGATATCAACAATAAAGACTTGATTAGTTTTTGCTCAACTGTTCTTCCTGCTTTTGTAAATGGAGGAACTGGTGCGTTCGGTAGGACAGAACGTCAAACTAGCATATTCACCATGCTCGCTGGAGTTACCGGTGAACTTGATAATGTTGATAGTGCGTTGGAGAATGCTGTTTTTGGCATAACCTTCAATGCTGTAACAGGTGGAAGTGGTAGTCTTGAATCTGCCTTTGAAGAATTTTGCCACGCAGTTCTCCACAAACATGCAGGAACAATAAACAACAAAGGAAATGTAGTTAAACAAATAAATGATGTCAACTCTATCCGAGATGTAGACGATATCTCATTCTGATTTTTGTTCCCCCATACATATATTATGGCAAGGAGCATATAAATGGCAAAACCCACATCTAGACAGGAACTCAAGGATTATGCACTCCGCAGACTTGGATCACCTGTTGTTGAAATTAATGTAGATGACGCACAAGTAGAGGACCGTGTAGATGATGCTCTACAGATGTTTGCAGAGTATCACTTTGATGGTGTTCAGAAAGCATTCTATAAGTATGCAGTAACAAGTGATGACATCACTAACGGTTACATCGACACTGACTCATTAGTAAAAAATGATGGGGCGATTGGTCCCGAACTAGAGGCAGGGAACCAAATTATTTCTGTCCTCCGTATTTTTGAATTTTCTGATAGTGGAACTAGCAATATATTCAGTGTGCCATATCAAATGGCACTAAATGATGTTATGGGAATTAGGAACCCCGGTTCTATTACTGACTATACCATGACACAATCACATATCCAGATGATTCAAGATTATCTGGACCCAGAAAAAGCAATTCGGTTTAGCAGAGTAACTAATAGAATTTATGTTGATACCAAGTGGACGGAAGACATGACCGCAGGAAACTTTCTGACGATAGAATGTTACGTCGCACTAAGTCCGACAACATATCCAGAAATTTTTAACGATATTCTTCTTAAAAAGTATGTCACTGCTTCCATCAAACAGCAGTGGGGAGCAAACTTATCAAAATATACAAATGTCACTCTTCCGGGTGGTCTTTCGTATAATGGTTCAGAAATTTATCAACAAGCAACTGACGAAATGAATCAGATCGAAGAGTCGCTTTCTGATAAGTATGAACTTCCACCAGATATGAGTGTAGGGTAAACCAATGTCATTTAATAAAAATATAGACACATCAAGTTTCGACGATTTTGATTTTGGATTTGAACTAGTAGACAGTCCTACTCCAACCGATACTCCACAAGAACAACAGTCGGTTTCCGTTGATACTACAGAGATTGATGATCGACTAGAAACACTTGAAAGTAAAATTAATAATGTTCTTAACATTGTTTCTCTCAATGATTCCGGTGATGATATTAGGCAGGCAATTGAAGAACAGGGGTCATGTATTAACAATGCCCTAGATTCAATTGAAGAAGTCAAGGAAAGTTTAGAAAAAGATTATGAGAAAAAACTAGAAGAAATTGAAAGTCTTGTTCTTCCTCTTTTAGTAAACCTCACAAAAAATCCAGAAAGAGAATTCATAAAGTGGCCAAATCGAGCAGAGTCTGTTCAGGGTCACATTAATAAAATCCTAGAGGTAACCAGAGGCGATGGCGACTAATCCATATTTCCGCAAAGCAGTTCCAGCAGAACAAGACCTAATTGATGATCTCTCAATAGAAGTCATCAAGATAAATGGTTTTGATATGGTATACTTACCACGAACTCTTGTGCGGGAAGATGAACTTTTTGGTGAGGATCGATCCCCATCAAGATTTAGTACGGGTAGAGAAATTGAGATGCTTGTCGAGTCAGTCGATGGTTTTGAAGGAGACGGGGAAGCATTCACACGATTTGGTTTGGAAATCAAAGACAATGTTACACTTTTGGTGGCAAGGAAAAGATTTGAAAAAGAATTTGCAGATCTAGGATTCCTAACGCCAAGAGAAGGTGATCTTTTGTATTTCCCAATCTCTGGAGGTATATTTGAGATTGATTATGTTGAGAGAGAAAATCCCTTCTACCAACTCAATAAAATTAGCACATATAAAATAACTTGCTCCTTGTTCCGATACAGTGGAGAAGATTTCAATACAGGATGGAATACGATTGATGGTGTTACATCTGATCATACGACACAGTACACAAGTCTTGTTCTTGGTGCTGGATCCGGAAATTATAACGAAGGCGAAACAGTCATACAGGGTGCCGGATCAACTATTGCAGGACAAGTGCAGGAGTGGTTATCTGCAAGCACCACTCTATATGTTACAGGATTAACTGGGGAGTTCCAAGCAGGAATCACAGTCGAAGGTCAGTCTTCTGGTACTAAATATCTCCTCGGAAGTACAGGAACAACAAGTCACTTTGCTGTTAACGATACTGATGAAGATAACTTGGAATTTGAAGCAGAAACAGAGAACCTCTTTGACTTTACCGACACAGATCCGTTCTCGGAGGGTGATCTATAATGTTTGAAACTTTTTATAACGAAACTATAAGAAATACGGTAGTTGGGTTTGGTTCCCTTTTTAATGAGATATATGTTGTCCGCAAAGACAACAATGGAAATGAAACAAGTCGATTCAAAGTCCCTATCACATATGCACCAAAAGAAAAATTCATTAGGATGCTTAATGAGTATTCTGGTTTAAAAGGATCAGCAAACGAACGAGACATATCCACAATCCTTCCACGAATCGGGTTTAACATCGAGGCAATTAACTATGATGCCGAAAGAAAAAGAAACACTTTATCAAAACGATATAGTGCTAGTTCTGTATCAAATCAATTAAAAACGGAATATGCGGAAGTCCCATATGCGGTTGACTTCTTTCTTACCGTAGCAGCAAGAAGCATGGAAGACGCTCTTCAAATCATCGAACAAATCCTAGCATACTTCACACCAGAATTCACAGTAACAATGAACTTCACAGATTCTAGAAATAGAATTGATGTACCCATTGTTCTTTCTTCTGTTGCTTCTGAGATTGATTTTGAGGGAGATACATCAACACAACGATCTATAATTTTTAATCTTGCGTTTACTGCTCGAACCTACGTTTATGGTCCCACTAAAGAAAGCAAGATTATTACCAAGGTCGATGCCACGTTCCTCAACGCTGACTTTGACGCACAAGGAAATATTTCTTCCTCGATGACTGGTGGAGCGACAGGACAGCACAAGAAAGCACCCGCACTCGCAAGAATTATTGCAGGTGTTACTGGTCCTAACGGTTTGACTTCCGGGGTAGACGAATACACTGGTACAAATGTATTTGGATCAACCACCGATAGATCAAACTCTATCTTTGAGTACCCAGATACGCTTAATGCGGCAGGAGCAACAATATGAGTGACAATTTAGAAAATTCTTTGAACATAGAAAAGACTGAAACCAAAAATGAAGTCGTCAGAAAACCACCGGTCGAGATCGTGGTTTCGGATGAAGTGAGAGAGAATAAAAAAAGAAACGACGCAAACAAGGACTATGCAGAAGTTCGTGATAATCTAAAGAATATAATTGGCACAGGGTTAAATGCCATCGACGGGATTCTTTCCGTTGCAAGTGAGGGAGAGTCTCCACGGGCATATGAGGTCGTCTCACAGTTAATCAAGAGTGTCACAGATGCCAACAAAGATCTCATCGGTCTACATGAGCAGATGAAGAAACTCGACGAAGATACCGGGGGAAGATCCTCGGGACCAGTCACCAATAATTCGATTTTCGTTGGTTCCACAAAGGAACTACAAAAACTAGTGAAGAATAATTTTAAACAATTGGAAGATGAAGCGAATGGCGAATCGTGATACAACATACCTTGGCAACATAAACCTAAAACCTGCTGGTGTGAACATAGAGTTCACCGAAGAACAAGTTCAAGAGTATCTTAAGTGTCAGCAGGATCCTTTATATTTTATTAAAAATTATATCAAGATTATTTCTCTTGATCATGGTCTTGTCCCATTCAAAACATGGGCATATCAAGACAACATGATCAACACGATCCACAACAATAGATTCACAATTGCTAAACTTCCCCGACAGTCCGGGAAGTCTACTACTGTTATTGCATATCTCTTGCATTATGTTCTTTTCAATTCAGAAGTCAACGTGGCAATCCTTGCTAACAAGCAAGCGACCGCACGCGAACTACTCTACCGCCTAAAGTTAGCATATGAAAATTTACCCAAGTGGTTACAACAGGGAATCATCGAATGGAACAAAGGTAATATTTCTTTGGAAAATAACTCCAAGGTTCTTGCCTCGTCAACCTCGTCTAGTGCGGTTCGTGGTGGTTCGTTCAACATGATCTTCCTAGACGAATTTGCATATGTCCCTGAAAATGTGGCAGATGAATTTTTCTCATCTGTCTACCCGACAATTTCATCAGGTAAAGAAACAAAAGTCCTAATTATTAGCACCCCCAAAGGTTTGAATATGTACTACAAACTATGGCGGGATGCAGAGGAAGGAAATAACTCTTATGTTCCTGTTGAAGTACATTGGTCGGAAGTTCCGGGTCGTGATGACAAATGGAAGAAAGAAACGATTGCCAATACGTCAGCGTCACAATTTCGTGCTGAGTTTGAGTGCGAGTTTATTGGGTCACAGAACACATTAATCGATCCTTCTAAATTAAAATGTTTGGCATATCGAAAACCAATTGCAGAACGCGATGATGGTTTTATACAATATTACCCACCACAAGAAGATCGCTCATATTTCATGTCGGTGGATGTGTCCCGTGGTAGAGAACTAGACTACCATGCGATAACGGTTCTGGATATCACAGAGATGCCATATAAAATCTGTGCAATTTACAGAAATAATGAACTTGCTCCAATGCTCCTACCAAATGTTGTAAATGCCATAGGTCACATTTATAACAAGGCATGGTGTTTAGTAGAAATCAATGACATCGGAGGACAGGTGGCAGATGTTTTGTATAACGAACTTGAATATGAAAATCTCATGATTACCAGTGTTCGTGGACGTAAGGGTCAGACGATGGACGGTGGTTTCGGTAGTTTCCAATCACAACTTGGTGTGCGAACCAGTCCTGCTGTCAAGAAACTGGGGTGTGCTTTACTCAAAGATATGATCGAGGGTGACAAGATGCTCATCGAAGATTATAATATGATCCAAGAACTTACCGCTTTTGTTTCAAAAAAGAATTCTTACGAAGCAGAAACTGGTCACCACGATGACTTGGTAATGACTCTGGTTTTATTTGCATGGACCACTTCGCAGAATTATTTCAAAGAACTAACAGACCTAGATATAAGGACGAAACTTTATCAAGATAAAATTCGTCAAATAGAAGAAGACCTTGCTCCATTTGGTTTTATCGATGACGGATCGCCGGACGATACCTTTGTTGACAATCAAGGAACGCGATGGAGTGTGGATCAAGACGACAATAATATGGATTGGTGAAAATGATTAATTTGATAGATAATACAGCGTTGATAAGGAGATAACAATGGCATTTCAACTCAGTCCCGGTGTTGATGTAAAAGAAATTGATCTAACAGCAATCATCCCTGCGGTGTCCACAACCAAAGCAGGATTTGCAGGACTCTTCAATTGGGGTCCACTAGAGCAAAGAATTACAATCACTAGCGAAAACGAACTCGTAGAGAGATTCTCTACCCCCGATAATACAAACTATCCGCATTGGTTTACCGCAGCAAACTATCTTGGTTATTCTAATAATCTCCAAGTGGTCCGTGTTGTAAATCAAACAACTGCAAAGAACGCATCGACTAAAGCAGGCGTTCTTGTAAAAAATACTGAACACTTTGAAGAAAACGATAGCACTCTTACTTCTGACAACGAAGAGTTCATCGCAAAGTATCCCGGATCACGCGGAAACTCACTTTTTGTTTCGGTGTCCGATAGGACTGAAACTTCTCTGAATCCAATTTTTGCTTCTGTCGCAGGACCAACAGGATTTACTGCTTCTGCATTGGCAACATCAACGTCAGATACTTTATTCTTCCATACAGACAAAAATGCCGCAGTAGTAAACAGCGACAGACTTCGATTCAAGCGAGGTAACCCCGTAACCATCACCGGTTACACTGCTGCCTTCGACATGAAGTCAGTTGGTGGTGTGGTTATGACCATGCAAACAGGAATCAGTATTGGACATGATGCAGGCGATAGTCTAGAATTTAACACCGGACTTTCAGCAGCATCAGCAGACTTCCAAGTTGGAGATTTCATTACCATCACATCAACCCGTGATGCGAATCATGGTGGACCCGGATTTACAAAAATTGTAAGTCTTACTGATTCCGATACCTCTGGACTCACTATTGAAATGAATAACAACGGATTTGGATATGGTGTAATGCCATCTGGTGCTGGAGTTACTGCCGATGGAACAGAAGTAATTACGGTTGTGGGACAAGTAACCACAGGAACTACTTTCTCTGACGCAGGCATTACTGCCGCTAGTGTTCTATGGAAGTATAGCGAAGAGTTTGATAATAAACTTCCTGCTACTAGTTCTTCTGTTGCTGCACATGGTGCATCATTCGACCTTCTACATGCCATTGTGGTCGATGAAGATGGTGATTGGACTGGAACCAAAGGGACTGTTCTAGAACGATTTGATTCACTATCGAAAGCAAAGAATGCCAAGAGAGAAAACGGAACTTCTCTTTACTTCAAAGACAATATCAACGCATCCTCACAATATGTGTGGTCCGCTGATGATCCCGGTTTTGCAAGTGTAGTTGGTGGTAAATTCGCCTTTGGTGCAGAATCAACTTCTGAGGGTGGTACTTTTGCTAAACTATCAGGAAACTACTACGAGTCACTCGTTGGTGGTGTCGCTGCTGCTCCAGCAGGAGACGACTACTACACCAATGGATATGATCAGTTTGCTGACAGTGAAACCGTCGATATTTCCATCATTCTTGGTGGAGAAGCAGAAGGCATTCAGGCGAAGCAACTAATTGATCTTTGCACAGCAAGAAAAGATGCAGTGGCATTCCTTTCGCCAGCAAAACTCGCAGTTATAA